CCCCACGCTTGCTGCACACCAGCAGTCGGCGTGTTCATCGCTCGGTTGACCTGTTCATCCAAGAACTGCAGACCCGTGGCCGAGTCCACCCGGCCCTTCTCCGCAATCAAATCACGGATCGGGTTCAATCGATCGATCTGCTGAACCGCGAACGCGCTCACGCGCCCGGGCACGTCACCCGAGTTGTACGGCGTAATGTTGAACGGTCGGAAGCCTTCGCTGATCGGATCCGGTTCCCATGGGAACACCCGCAATCCCTGACCGACGTCTCGCAACATCGTGTTCGCGTTGAACGAGCCGTGCGGCAACACCAACACACCGTACTTGTCGATGTCCCGAATGTTGTTGAACAGCGACTTCTGCAACCGTTCTGCCTCCCGACACAGCGGGAACAACAGATCAAAGACGCCAGCTCCGTGGAACGAACCGTTCTCCATGAACCGTGCGAACCCGATCGGGCAGTAAACCTCTTGGCCCTCCAGATCCTCATCGTGAATCACGTACTCACCACTCGTCACCACGTATCGGGTGACAGTGTCCCGAGGACCCTTCAGCCACAACTCACGGACCCGAACGACCTGCATCGAGTCGGCTTCTGGATCGTGCCCGACGACCTTCTGATCCGAATAGACCACCTGAGAACCAAGGGTGTACTCGTTGGCGTTCTGCTGCTCGAAAGTCTCGCCCGGCTTGATCGTGTAGAACTCCATCCGTTCCTTGTTGCGAGCAACCTTCGGGCCGAACGTGTCCTTCAGGAAGTCCATCGACACGACGCGCTGCCTCAACAACCCGCGCTGCTTCGTGTAGTCCGCCGTCAAACTCGGGAACGGGAACAACTCCATCGGGTGCACCACCTCCAGATCAGCAGTCATGCCGATCGTCGGGTGATTCACCATGTGGCCTGTGATTCCGCAGGAACCCAGAAGCGCGAAGATGTGGTTGAACTGGGGGACCACCCGCTGCAACTGATGATCCGAGACCACCTGATCCAGCATGATCTGGGCGATCGACCGCTGCCGGATCGAGCTCAACGACGACCCTACCCGCATCACGAGCGGCCTAAAGTCCAAGCTGCTCAGCCGGCCAGAGATCTTGTCCACGGCACTGAGCAACTCGGACGACTGGAAGTCCAGCCGGTCCTGCTCGTCCAGATAAGAATATCGGACGGTGCCACTCTCGGGGTCGAACACATCAAACTGACGGGCCCCCATCAGGTAGTACAGGGCCACGAGCCACGTCGCCCTGCGGTACGCCAGGCGATTCGTCTCCCGTTCGCAGTGCTCGTCGATGATCCGAGCCAACGCCATCGGATCCTTGGTCAGTTTGATCTTGTCGTTTGCCATTTCGTGCCTGTGCTTTCCGGGCCGCGAACCCGCCGGGGACCATCTGGACTTGGTTCCTTACTTGAGCGTATTGAGTCACCGACTCCTTGGGAGGGAGGTCGGCAGCATACGGGGAACCCCCACTGATTCCTACGGACGGGTGACGTGCGCCATTGCCGAAGTAGGAAAGACAGAGAAGCCCCATCCAAGCATCGGAAATTGTGACCTCTTGATCCGCCCCGCGATCCAGTGGGGGTTCTTTCTCTACAGAACCTCCGAAATACCATCGAGCCATGGCCTCAAAAAGACCTTGGGGTACTCGGGATTCAGATCTTGGAGCGCCCGTTCGGTCGTGCATCTGGGGTTCGTGCATCGAGGATCTCGTTGATTTGGCTTGCGGACAACTGGTTGATGTCTAGACCTTCGCCGATGTGCATACCACCCTCTACGAAGTCGCCGTCGCGAAGGCGCTCGAACAAGGTCTTCTGGGCTGCAGCAGGTCCCGCCTTCGAGAGCCGGCCTTTCAGGATGAACTGGGACATGGCGACCGCATCCAAGCAGTCGTCCTTCTCCAGTCCACCGTCTTGGGCTTCGGGGTTGAACGACTCGATCTGGTCGAAGAGGTGACGCCACGGCAACTGGTCACGTCGCCACAGCGGCAACTTGATCTTGCCGTGCTCGAAGCGGAACTGGAGACCGGCGATCTTGTCCTGCTTCTCCGAGATGCCCGGGTTCAGCTTGACGATCTTCGGCAAGTGCTCCACGCCAGCCATGTCGTTGGCGCGGGTCGAAACGATCGAAGAGAGCGCGTTGTAGAGTGAGACGCCCTGACGAACCGATTCCGGATGAACTGTTGGACATTTCCAGCGATCTGCCATCTCGAAGATCCCGCGCACCAGCTCGGACTCTTGGCCCTGACGAGCCCAGAGGTCGAGGACGAACAGGTCGTTCTGAGGTGACACGGCCATCAAGCAGCAGACCTTGAAGTCCGAGTCCTTGCCGGACGTGTGCGAAGTATCGGCGGTGATGAACGTACGGACGTAGCTGCGGAGGAAGTCAGGCAACGGCATCCGCTGAAGGCTGAGCTCGTCGCCGCGACGCTCATGCCAGCAGATGTACGTGGTCGTAGCGAGCGGTTGGTCGAGACGGTCGTCGATCTCCTCGAACCACCAGCCGTGCTTCACGTCATCCAAGTCCCCGAAGAACGCGCCTTCTCCGTCGCCAGGGGACGCCAAGTACTCCGAGGCAAAGTTGGCGGACCCGATCGTTTCACGGATCTCCTCCAGCGAAAGAGACTCCTTGAATCGTGGGCGCGTAACTGCTAGTTTCATGCGCTCTTCACGAGTCGTTGGCCACATGTCTGGCCAGCATGACATCATGGAGCCGTTCTCTTCAATAGCCGCAGGGATCACGAGACGGGACCACCGATTGAATCGGGGATCCTTCGCCCGTTGTCCTTCCGGCGTGTCATCCAACTGCATTGCGTGCCACAGATAATGGCGTTTCGACACGAACGTACCGACCCAATCGACTCCTGTATCTGGGCGCGTGACCATCGGGATCACGATCTTGAACAGCAGTTCCGACATGTACGCCCGAAGCACCGACATTGGCGTCGAGCTTTTCGGATCGTACTCAGGATCGTCAAGACGGTATCGACGTGGACGGCCACCACGCTGCTTCGATGACGCGCTCAAAAGCCGCAGCCATGACCCGTTGTTCAAGATCATGTGCTCGGTGCTGAACGAGCCTTCGCCACGACGGGGCACGATTCGGTTGCCGTCGTACTCCGGCGAGAAGTCGTCGTTGATCCGCTGGTTGTGGATCAGCTGGCGCTTGATGCGCTCGCCGACCTCACGCGCGTTCGGGTGCGTCGACGTTGCATAAACGAATGAATATGCAGGCCGCGTAATCAACCGGAGCAGCATGTCCTTGCAGTTCAGGTACGACTTCGCAGAACCACGAGGCGCAACCGCCGCCGTCAAACGGTACGAAGCCCACTGCCGCAGCAGGACCCAGTGGAAGTCCGGCGTTTCCAGCGGCGTGTCGTCGTAGAACAGCGGATTGAAATCAGCTTCGTCGTCAGGCCACAAGTAATACCGATCGAACCACCACACCGAAGCCACAAGGTTGTTGCCTCGGGTCTCTAGGTTCTCTTCGGGAATCAACCACTGACGACAAGCGTTCACTCGCGCCATCCGCTGACCATCTTCGGTCAGATCGTCGTAGTCTGCCGGCAGCGGATAATTTGGGTTGCCATCCTCACGACTTTGGATCTTCTTGATTTCCATCAGTCGTTCAGAGCCCGACGAAGATCTCCGTCAATGAACAACTGGGCAGCAGCCAACTGGCACAACACCATCAGCATCATGGTCGGATCCGATGTGCCCGGAGACACAATCGAAACCCGTGACGCGACCTCTGCCCACTTGTGATTGATGAGCCCGTCTGGGCCACACAGCGTCTTCCGAAGTCGAGCTCCGAAGTCCGATGGGTTTCCAACCAAACGATCTATCTCGATGACACCGAGGTCCTCGAACGTCATCGCGCCCCCACGCGCGAAGTCCTCATTACGAAGCCGAGGGGTCACTCGGTCGAGTTTCTCCAGTACTTGTGGCCGGTGGGAGGACACGGGAGGAGATGAAGGACTTGCCAGGGATTGGAAGCCCGCGAACTTGGGAGAGGAGGCGGGATTCTGAGCGGGTGCGTTCGACGAGGGTTCCGTCTTCTTCATGGGAGACCATTCTAACAGATCCAGTCGAGATCATGCCATTCACTTCTGCAACTTCTCGTACACGCCTGTTCAACCTTTGCAGAGCGGCAAGCCTCGTGTTGTCTTCCAGCGAATTACGGGCGATATCGATGTACATCGACACCTCCTCCTCCACATCAAAGCCGGACCGCTGAATGGCTGCAGCCACCCCGTCAATCGAGAACATCGAGCGGATCACACTCTCGCCGTCCTCAATGGTCTCTTTCGTCTTCGGGTTCATGCTGCCTCCCGTTCACCCATGCCTGCGTACATCGCCGCCGACAACAGGGCCGCGATCGCCAACACAGCCACGGGATTCTTCGGCGTCACTCCGAGCCGCTTCGCAGTCTGCTTCATAATCTTCTCTGCTTCCGCCGGCTTCAGGATCTTCTCCTGAACGACCTTCTCGGTCAGTCGAGTCTCCGACGGAATGCCCGCCTCTGGCCCACGACGCTGAACGCCCGGCCTGATCGTAGGCTTAGTCCGGCCCGCCGTCATCTGCACGATCCGATCTCGCGCTTCGGTCCCGTACAAGTCCTCAAGAGACCTGAGAACACGAACCAACCGCTCTTCCGGCGGCAACGCTTTCAAATTACCACCCGCATTTCTCACAAGAGCATACTGTTCTTCTTGAGAGATAAACTGCTTGATGTTGTCAGCGATCGCCTTGTAGCGACCTTCGGCGTCGAGAGCGCGGAACTCTTGGGTGGTCATCTGCCGGAACTTCGCAGCCTCACGGGCCCCGATGTCCTTGCGAGCCGCCCTCAACGCCTGTTGGATCAACGGGTTGTTTGCGTCCAACTTGGGAGTCAACGGAAGATCATTGGGGCCACGGCCCTTCCGAAGCCCGATGGACGGACCCAACCGCGACAAGAACATATTGATCGCATCAGCCAGCAACGGTCCAGAAGCCTTACTACCCTTGGCCTTCATAACCGCCAACTCACCGTGCAACGACTCAATGTAGTTGCTTCGAGCCAGCACTCCCGAACGCTTCTTCCAACGCTCGTTACCACGAACACTCATCTCGGCGGTGTCAGGTGCAGTCGCCATTCCCTCAAGCAACAACGGCAGGATGATTGCTTGACGGACATTGCTCGCATGGATCTTTGGACCAGCAGCAAAACCCGCTTGCAACACAATGTGGTACGGCTCCCCGAACGAGTTCAACAGCTCAACGGCTTGCTTGATCTCGGGTGCAGTAGCACTGTACTTCTTGCTCGCCAGAAGCTTCTTCGTGTGCTCATAGAACTCGGCCGTGAGCTTCGGATCGTCGAATGCGGGAGAGATCGACGAGAACTCAAACGGCATGTCCGGCTGCACGTCAACCCGAAAGAACGGATCCACGAAGTTCCCGATTGGAGCCCGCGTGACCCCGAAGGTTTCCGTGTACGGATTGCCCTCAATGATTCCCTTGAGCGCCTCGGTCATCCTGCCGACCATGCGCTTCGAGCCACCAGCTAACTGCTTCGCCTCATCCTGCAGCAGTTCCGCTTGCCCAGGATACGGCCGCTGAGGCACCGGCGTTTCCCGCCGAAACATCTCAGCAGAAGCTCGACCGCCCGTGGGGACGTCCTCGGACATCACACCACGGGCGCTCAGTTCAGCTAGGAATCTGGTGTCGAGTTGGGACATTCAACCCCCACTGATCAACCGCCTTTGCCGCCACCACCTGGTTGGAGACCCGCGTTTGCGGAGCGAGAACGAGCACCGGAAATCATGTTCGTCTTGCCGCGCACGTTGCGCTTGGTGCTCACAGCCTTCACCTTGGAACTGGTCGTCTTCTTCTTTGCCATTAGACCTTACCTCCCTTGCGGGGCATCTTGGTGGCCGTAACCTTCTTCATGGTGCCGGTCTTCTTTGCAGCGTTTTTCGCAGCTGCCTTTCCCTTGACCGTGTATGGGAAGCTCTTTCCGTTGACCTTCGGCATGGTTAGCCCTTTCGCTGAAGAGAATCAGGCAAAAGGATCGAGATCTTCAGCATGATCCCTTCCTCTTCGTGGCCATCGCAGCCACATTCACCCTCTTCTTCATCATCGTCGTCTTCCTCTTCGGAGTACTTCGATTTCTTGGAGGGCTTGCCAAGTGTAGCAGGTGGTAGCATCGGACGCTTCGCCATCGATCAACCTTTCGATTTCATGCGCTGCTTGATCGCAGCCATGCGGTCCTTCATGGCCTTCATGTTCCGTGGCTTCCGCTTCTTGGTCAGCGGCTTCAATGGATCAGGATGAGGCTGATTGGCCTCTTCGTGCATCTTCGCCCGGTCGTAGCGTCCGTGTAGGTTTGGCATGTCAGCAGTTCCAGGCCCGAAGGCTCTTGTTGATGCGGGAGTTTGGATCGTTCGCAGTCTTCGCGCTCGTGAGCCGATTCTTCATGCCCTTCATCCGAGCACAGAAGCTGTTGCGCCGTGAGCCACCCTCAGGCTGCGGTCTCTTCAAGTTGCCGCCGGTCGCCCGGTTGTACGCCTCCCGACCAGCTTCACTGAGCCCACCCTCTGGGTTCTTGTGGACCGCCTTGAACTTGAAGCGCTTCTTCGCCGCCATTACTTGCTCCGCTTCTTGGGTGCCTTCTTCGGGAGCGACTTCATGTTCGGAGTTTCCTTCGCCCACTTCTTAGCGGTCTTCGGCATCTTCGCGAACATGTAGCCCTGCTGGGCCTTCGACTTGAACGGCATATCAGTAGCCCTCCTGGTTTTACTGACGGCCCATTTCATCCCTCATCTGGTAGCCCTTCTTTAAAACAAGCTTGCTTCGTAGAAGCTTTGGCTTTTTCTTTTGTGCCCGGAATTCAGCTCCGCTAGGAAGACCTAGCTGTTCTCGTCTTTCGCGCGGGAACAAACGCTCAGTCTTCGTCTGGGAACGTTTCTTTTCCTCTACTGCCCTCTCCAAATTAGCGAGGAAGTCCGCCTTGAGCACGACTTTGTTTTCAGGAACCGGCTTACCGGTCCTGAACATGTAGGATTCATGCACTAAGTCTCTCGTCTTGTTGTGTCGCCTCAAGCCCTTTGCGACACTGGTCTCAAGTGAAGTGCGGAACTCCTTTCCACCCTTACCGAATGCGCGAACAAGATCGGTGAACATTTCTTTGGCAACGACGACGTACTTGGCCATGGGTCAGGTCCTGGGGTTGAGAAGGTTGAGCATCCGGCGAGCTGCGTCACGGGACTCGTCGATGGTGCGTTGTTCCAGTTCTACGCCGTCCATGATGCGGGCTTTGTTGATCTCTTCGATAAGGTTCGGCAGATTAGCTTCGATGTACTCGCGAGGCACTGAAACGGCTTGCGATTTGCGACGCTTCCCCCGT